GGTCACGAGGTCACGCGCAGCCTGCGTGTCAGGCGGGTCGATCTCGACGTAGAGCCCGCGCTCATCCTCGCGCATGACAAGCGTCCCAGCCTTGTTGCGCCCCAGGACGAAATTGCTGTCATGATTGAACAGGGCGCGGACATCGTCCTTGCCGATGGACTCTGAGAAGGCCCCCGGCGCGATCCGCTCACGGAACCAGCCGAGATCCGTCTCGGAATTGAATACGGCGGCATGGCCCCGGATCAGCTTCTTTCCGTCTTCGCGTTGCTCGACGCGAAACTCACTATGTAGCGTCCTGCGTTCCTGCTTCATCGAGGGGTAAATCCTCCTGCGTTCCTTGCGTGCTGCTCGTGTTTGGATTCTCGTAGGTATCCCCGCCTTCCCTCGGGTTCATGTTTTCGAGGGCGCGGACCTCATTCGGGCTCATCCATCGGTTCGTGATTGCCGACGCATACGCCTGATAGCGGGTTGCCGTGTCGCCCCGGAGAAGGGCGTCGAGCTTGAACTCCGCGAAGTAGCGGCCCTGCTCTTTCTTGGTCAGCAGCGTTTTGTTGATGGATTGCTCGATACGGACGAGCCACGGCCTGATACAGTGGATGACGAAAGACATCATCATCTGCTCGGCGCTGGCATAGGTTGTCGTCGTGTCGGGATGCCCGATGAGGATGCACGGGACGCGGAAGAGGCGGGCGATTTCCTGCACCTGAAAGCTGCGGGTTTCAAGGTATTGGGAATCTGTCGCGGACATGCCGACGTTCACCCAATCCATCCCGTTTTCAAGAACGATGATCTTGAATTTGTTATCGCCGGAAAGGGCGTCCTGTACGGACGTTTTCAGGCGGGTATGGGCGTCTTCCTTGAGGGTGCCGGGATGCTTGACGATGCCCGATGTTTTTGCCCCGTTTTTGTAATATGAAATGCCGTGATCCTCGGCGCTCATGGCGAGGCCGATGGAATTCGCGGCGAGGGTGATCGGGGAGAGCCCGAGAAGGCCGTCAGAGGACAGCCCCTTGAGGTGCCAGCACTCGGACTGAGAAAGGGTGATCTGCTTGTGGCTGTCCGGGTCGCGGTACTTGTACTGCACCTCGTAGTCGGTAAAATCCTTGAACTCGGGCTCCACCTTGTCGGGATGAAGGGGGATTATTTGCAGGACACGGCCCGCGTTGTCCCGCTGAATGAACGAATAGGCGTTGCCGCGCAGGGCGGTATGCCCCACCTGCATCTCGCGGAACTCATGGGCGGTCTGGAAATTGTTTGGGGAATCGTGCAGGAAGGGATAAAGCCAATGCCCGTCGGCAACGTCCTTGCCGCCGTCCTTGCGCCGTTTGTAGACCATCAGGGGGAGCGATGCGATAGTTTCCGAAATGACGCGGACGCAGGCAAAAACCGCCGACTGACCTAAAGCCGAGTCGGCATCTACGTTGTAACCCGTCTTGTTTTGACGGCCCAGGAGCCGGATAATCCAGTGGTTAGGATCGTCCACGCCCCTGCGTTCGATAAACTTTGCAGCAAAGTCTAGCAGCTTGCCCAAATATGCAACCCCTGGCCAGAGTCGTTTTGGCTAGGCGGTGCGATTAAGAGGGGAGAGCCGTTAGCCAGCCCGCACACCGCCTGACTGACACCCATACGGGTGAGTCCTTGGGTTGGATTTTGGACAAAAAAAGTCCCGTGCGCCAAAGGCATACGGGACTATTACCGGCTATTACGAAAGTATTTTTAGTTTAGGGGCACCTTTTCGTATCCCTTCGCTTCCATGCAGGACGTAAAGACCCTTGCGCCCCGGATCACCCAATCGTCAAGGTTGCTAATGGAACCCGTGGCCTTGTCTGCCTCGAAGCTGCATTGCTTCCTGTCCTGACTGAACTCTGCCTCAGTACCTCCGGGCTTTACCCATCTCCACGACGGCCCGCAGGACACTAGAAAAAACACACATACCGCCAGAAGTACCAGCCTTTTCATGTCGCCCCCCTTTTGCTGTTATTCGTTTGACGTTTGAGATAACACTACAATCTCAATGACTTCCTGCCGTGGAATTCTAAGCACCTTATGGCTTATTTTCAAGCCCTTAATTTTCCCTTCGGCTTTCCACGTATAAACGGTGTCTACATGCACACCGAAGAAATCCGCGACTTCCCTCGGCGTGTAAAGCGCCTTCTGCGGCAGGCCGTCCAGGTTCGTGCTCATGGCAACCTCGTGAAGACTACGTTTTCGATGTTGACGTTTTCTCCACTGCGCCACGGCTTGAACTTGGAATGATCCGGCGTAGTGTTAAAAACGTTCTGGTCCGTGTATCCGTTGACAAGGAATGTTTGCCTTATCCGCTGCGCCTCTTCCCCTGTCTTGCCCATTTCGATCAGGCAGGATTTGAAGGCGCGGTCTGCAATCAGACCTTTCATCCCCTCCACCACCTTCGCTTCCTGGCCGTCAATGTCGATTTTAATGTGATCGGGCCTTTCAGCCTTCGCTGAAAAGTCATCCAGGGAACATATGCGGACGGTATAGTCGCCCGTCGTGCCCACCTGCCCCCCGCTGGACCCCGCCTCGGCGCTGCGGTATTCAAAGCGTGAATATCCGCTATGGTCCGACACGCCTTCAAACAGAACGGACAGGTGATCGAATCCGTTTAGCGCCGCGTTCATGGTTGCCGCCATGTAATTTGACCACTGCGGCTCAAAAGCCACTACTGCGCTATTCGGGAACAGCCTGCAGGCGTACAGGCTATACATGCCGATGTTCGCGCCCACGTCGTAGAGGCAATCGCCGTCCTTGAATGACTGAATCCATGCGATAGTCTCGGGCTCTTTTTGCCAAAATGACAGGTAGCGGTATCGCTCCCATGCCGTCTTGACCCTCATGCGGAACGGCGGAACATAGTCGCCGTGGATGCACTCTGCGATGTTCATTTCACCTCCGCTACATGTTTCCACTGTTTTCGTAATTTTATATTAGAAATCTGTGCATTAGTTACACCGTACATTTCTGCTATTCTTATGTTTGGCATCCCGCTCATGGTTCTTATTTTGGCAACATCTTCCTCAGTAAGTTTTGCTTGGTAATTTTTAGATCCTCTCGCGGTATTCCTCTTTGCGCGACCTCTTGCAAACATATCCAAGACGTTTTCGCGTTGCGTTCCGAGCCTGATGTGTTCAAGATTAATGCATCTCCGGTCGTCGCACGAATGTAGAAGATACAACCCACTCTCGTACTCTCCAAATTTCTGAATCCATAAATATTTCATTACTTTTATGTTCTTGCGGTTTACCATTATTTGAGGATACCCATTTCCGCTTAAACTGTGCGATGTGCATATATGGCAGCCGTTCTCGTTGATCTCATATGTAACTGGATATCTTCGTTTCATCCATTAACCTCCGGCAAAACTGCCAGTTTCCGTTCAATAAGTGCTTCAGCTAAAATGAAATCCTCTTCCGTGTTCATGTCAAAGCCTTCGTATCCATGCGTGAAGAAAGGCTTGATGTAGTCTCCGCTTATTGAATAATTCTCGGTTACGTTTTTAGTCCACGATATTTCAAGAGAGGCGTTTTGCTTCCATACCTCGCCGCATAGTTGTGACGGGGCGCTGTGGAGCGGCACGGGCTTGCCGTTGCTTTCTATCTTGCCGGTGTATGCTGGCGTTATCTTTCCGCTGTGAAGCCACCACAGCTTACATACATTCGGCCCCTTCTCCACCGCCCTGATGCTATCACACGGTTGCTTTTCTTGAAATTCTGCCCACGCCCTCCGAATCGTCTCGGCAGACCGGAACGGCGAAGTAGGGCGAAGGATGGCGAAGGCGTCCGGAGTGATCTTGCATTTCGTGTCGGGGTCGTTATCAACGCACCTGTAAAGCCGGAAGAAGTGGTCTATCCACTCAATGTCCGGCGATGTGTCCGTAGCAAACTCGGGCGGTCTAGGCGCTGGCGTTGCTCCTCGTAACTCGGCCATGTAGCAGATACGCGGATCGTCGGACGAAACGTATATCCCGCTGAATATGCCGCTTTCCTGCGCCGCCGCTATCGTGTAGAATAGCAAAGGATGTCCGTTTAACTCGCGCACATTCTTGCCGGGTACTCGTTTTGACCCGCCTCTAGCCGGGATTAGGGCGATGATCTTCATTCTTCCCCTCCATACCCGCAGGCAGGGCACTTATCCGGCTGCGCTGCGTTTCTGTAGTCCAGCATCTTGTCGCATTTCAGGCAGTGGATCGACCAGCTTCGCCAGTATCCCCACGCGCCCGCCCTCCATTGCCGGTGGTTAATCTCGGGACGCTGATAACTCCCCGTGCCCTCGCAGTATGGGCATACCATCGGCCCGTCATACCAGTACGGATTGTGAATCAGGCCGTCCTCGCAGTTGAAGCAGGGCCACAGGGCACGGAGGGCGGCGAGAGTGAGCATATCCCTAATTTTAGATTTTAGTGTATCCTCCATCGCACAGCCAATCCTCTCCTGCTAGATCCTCGCAGCACACGGCGTAAAGCAGGGTCCGTTGCAAACTTTCCTTGGAAACCGTCCGGCCCATTGGAATTTTACTTGTGATCTTTTCCAAGAACTCGGGCGGCAGTTTCTTTGAAACGTAGGGTCCGAAACCGGGGCAGACCGCCCGGATACCGAATCGCCCGTATTGCACCGTGATGGACCGCGCAAGTTGTTGGAGCGCCGCTTTCGAGCAGTTGTAAGAACAGGGTTTCTCAAAAGGCGGCTCGTAGTTGCGCCAATCGGCCCCGATGTAGCCCTGAATCGACCCGATGAGCACCACAACCCCGCCGCCCTTCTGAACCATGTCGGGAATGAACTTTTCAAGCAGGCGGGCGTGAGCGTTGACGTTTACCTGCATGGTGCGTTCAAAGTCAGTAAAGAATCGCGCTTCCGTCTTCGTCGGCGGGGTGTCAATCGCCGCGTTGCAGACGATGATGTCAGGCGTGCCAACCGCTTGCAGTACGATTTCGGGAGCCCGCCGCAAGTCTTCGTCCTTCGTGAAATCGAAATAGGGCAGGCCGATACTGTACGCATGCGCCCCTGCGTCCCGCAACGTCTCCATCCAAATCGGTCCCAGGTTGCCCTCCCCGCCGATAACGAGCCCCTTCTTACCGGTTAAATCAAACAGGTTCATTTGCGGGACATACCTCCTTTCGGTCTTTCCATTCCCCGCACGCAATGTTGCGGTTCAGCGTCGGGAAGTCGATGATAATCTGGCATTGCTGTTTGCCGTCCGCAAAGTAGGGCATGGCCGCCAGCGAACGCGGCGGATACCGCTTGCAATGAGGCTTGCCGTCGTCAAGCACTTCGGAATATCTGCACGTCTCGCAGGTCATAGTTTCATTTTCCCTTTCTTCAAAAAGTTTTGAATCTCGATAACCTTCGCCATCGTGATAATCACGACAATGGCGACGAGGCAGAGCACGAACGTCATAAAGTTAAGTTGCTCCTGCACTATAGATCACCCATCGGCCTTACGTCCTGCACCATCTCGGGCGTCAATACGTCCGTCGTGGAAAGGTCACAGACGGCGATTTTGCCCAAATATCGCCCAAACTCGTAGGGTGGCGGACCCTCTGCCGGGGCCTTCAAGCCGATATTGTCCAGCCCGAGCACTTCCCCCTGCCGGATAGGCCGCAGGGGATGAATGGCCCGGCCCTGCTTGAAGACAAACCCGCTACGCTCCTTGTCGTTGACGACCTTGTGCGTTGCCCCGCGCATAACGGGAATTCGCCTTGAATCTTCCACAAGTCGCCGCAGTCCGCCGGGCTCAAAGCTAAATCCGTGGTCCGTGCCGGGAAACCCCCGATTCATAGTAAAGTGCACCTCGATAATCCTGGCCCCGAGAATCGTTGCGATGATATTCGGCTCAAGGCCGGGATGGTGAGAACTGAAACCGATGATGGTTTCCTGAAACGATCTCCGCAGCGTCGAAATGAAATCAAGGTTCAGGTCTTCGTCCTTCGTCGGGTAAAGGGACGTGCAATGCAGAATGGCGAACTCGGACCCCGCGTCGGTGAGCACATCCCATGCCCGCGTAATGTCCTTGTACTGCCCTCCCCCCGTGCTCAGAATAATGGGCTTCTTGTACTTCGCCATCTTGAGCATCAGCGGCGTGTCCTTGAGCTGGCTAGACGCAATCTTGAAAGCGTCAACGCCCACGTTGTGCAGGAATTCAACGCTGTGCTCCTCGAAAGGCGTTGCGATAAAGTGAACCCCCGCCGCATCGCACATCTGCCGCACGGCCCGGAACTCGTATTCCCCGAACTCTAGGTGGTCCCGGTGCTCCCCGTAGGTCGGCGCGTAGGCGTGCTCCGAATTGTACGGGGAGCCATAAAGCGCCTTCGTGAAAAGGTGCCGATTGTCCCGCTTCTGCAACTTCACCGCGTCAACGCCCGCCTGCACCGCCGCCTCGACCATTTGACGGCAGAGTTGGAAATCCCCCATATGGTTCGACCCCAACTCCGCGATGATGTACGGGTCGGATTCGTCGGTGATGGTTTTCTTCCCGATTTGAAATTTCCTCATTCGATCACCTTTATCCCCACTTGGTCATACGGTTCAAAGAACATCGCCCGCCCCCACGCGAGGATCAAGGCAACGAAACCGTCAATCCGATCCGTCGCCTTGTCCTTCGCGGGGCGAATATTCTCGTTCGCATCCGGCACCATCACCAGATTGTCAGTACACCAGCGCAGGACGCGATGCCCTCCATGCACCATCTGCCCCTGCATCACCTTGACGAGAATATCCTTTGCGGGCTCACTCATCGTTTTGGCCCCCGGCCGCATCTCGACCATCGTTATCCCGTGGTCGTTTTGAAGTTCCGTTGCCAGTTGACTCGCCCCCCAGGGGTCAAACCCCACTTCCCGCAGGTCGTAATCCTTCGCCGTCTGCAATATGTCGTTGCGTATTGCCGCGTAATCAATGACGTTTCCAGGTGTCGCCGTGATAAGCCCATCCTTCGCCCAAATGTCATAGCGGACCTTGTCGGAGCGGCTTCTTTCGATGATTGTGTCCTCGGGGCAGTAGAAGGACGGTAGAACGACCGTTCTATCCCCCTCCGAAACAGGAGGGAAAACGCGCAGAAAGGCACTCAGGTCGAGTTTTGACGATAAATCAAGGCCACCATAGCAGGGACGGCCTTTTAACGCCTCTACGTCGATTTTAGAGGCACAGTTGTCCCATTTATCCATCGGCATCCAGCGGGACAGCGATTTTATGGGAATATTCAGCCGATAACGCTTGAAATCCTCGAAT